AACCTTATGATGACGAGTGTCATCATCTATAAGATTCGCCATCGTACCCATACGCATGGTAGTAGATATCACTTGTTTTTCTAGTAATAGAACTAAATGTAAAAGTTTAGCAATATTACTACAATGCTTCTCGGGCGAAAGATGGGTCTGGATATATTCCTCAGTCGAGGACTTCAATCCGGATTCGAGTTGATCTTCTTTGATCCGAAACATTCGGGTCGCGATGATCAGAGACTCCAGTTGATTAGGAGAATACTTCTGATTGACTGCGAATTCCCAAACAGATGAAGGCTCTTGAGCCCGCATCTTAAGGCATTCGATGTTCAATCGTTCAACTTTGATGAGGGTAGAACGCAGCCCTGGATCATTGATCCAATTGCTGATTCTTAATCCAACCTGAAGGTAGAGGTTCTTTACATATTGTAAGAGACACTTTCCCTTTAGGTCATCACCTAGCTCTAGGCTCGGTAATTCGCGAGAATTATCCTGTCCCCAGAGAGCGAGTTCAAATAGGTAATTCAAGAGAAGATTCTTCTCTTTAACTCCTTCCTTAAGATCCATGATCTCAAGGAGTTGAACTAAGGTGAACCCTCCTGCACATCTTTCATTAAGATGTTGCACGAATGTTCTAGTGTAGAAAGCCTGTCGACGGGTTTTAGCCGCCAACCGCGGCGATAGTATAGAGTAATCTATACCTTCGTAAGCATTCCTGCTTACAAATTCGACGTAAGACTTTCCGTCTATTGCCATTTTACTCTTTCCGATATTGATTGGAACACCGATTTCCTCGAACTTGCTGCGTAGCAAGTCCTTTGGATCTTGGATGACCATATCATCTCCTACAGTGATGTAGAACATGTTATGAGTCTTTCCATCTCCGTAGAGATCTGATAACAGCATCTCTATGAAGGCGATGTTGGTGGCCGAAGCGATCGCGAACGATCCCTTCGTCCCCATACCTTGGCCTCTACCATACCGTATTACGGTATTGGTAGAACCAACATTCCAATCACAATCTACTGCAAGGCCCTTCCAGCTCAATGCGAGCTGTAAGCCAAACTTATGCTTAACGTATAAGAATTGGAGCCTTGAAGGCAGATTATCGGTCCATGCTGTTGCATCTAAAGATTTTAGTTGTAACTGGACATCATGCGGTAGCGATCTAACTCTGTTAAATCCTTCTGCATGACTGAAGAAAGCTGAATTATTAGGGTAATCCTTATGGATTTCCCCTATAACAAGCTTCTCCAACTGAGAGAGTAAAGACTGAGTAAAGAAATCGCAAATTGCGACAACTCTACTTTTATTACCTTTATCAGGGATAGCGACTAGTTTTCTTAGAACAATGTTCTCGGAAAGCTTTTCAAAATCTCCTGAGCCATTGAACGTATCAGCTAAAAAGTTGATATAGTCCAAAATGGACGTATTGTCCGTTAGCACGCAGTAATTTGTGAAATGTCTCCACAATTTACTCTG